TCCATCAAGTGGATCAAAATCCCATCCCAACTCTTTCATTCTTTCTTCTGACATCTTACCATTATACCAAAGCCATTTGTCTTTGAGTAATGACTTCTGTTGGATCTCAGCTCTTTTCTTGGCCAGCTTGGCTTCTGATAACCATTGAAGGTATTTGGCATGTAGGGTAGGTGTGGCTCGTGATGTTTCGTCCAGTGCCGAACCAATAACACTATCTTTTTTCCATTCGTCAAGAATAGTTTTTAAGTCCATAATATATCCTCATAATATAAAATTATTTAGCGTAGTTCAAAATGTGAGAATCTAAAGCTGCAGGGAAATACAATGTATTGTACATCTCCACTAGTAGATTCTAAAGCCATGTCCCCCACAGATGTTGGAATACAGTCAATATATTTAATTGTTCTGGATGTGTTGTTGTGGCTACTTAATATCAATAATGTGATATCACAATAAGTAGGTATCTTTGAAGATCTTCTGTCTGTAGCAGAGATTTCATTCTCTTCTACTAATCTATTGGCCCAATTATACATTTCTGTATATGAGTTAAGATCTTCGTCTACAATTACCATTGTAGTAAGTTCACCATATGTAAGTTTATCTGCAGCGAAAGGTACACCAGATACTCTCTTGTATGGTACCTCTACGGGATTAACTGATACACTGGGATGCAATACGGATTGAGCAAAAAATTCTAAGTTGGGATAGTTCTTGCGATCCACCACTAACTTAAAAGCAGAAGGCTGCAAAAGATTAAGGTTGCTTAGACCTGAACCTTGTGTATCCATTTCTACTGATATTGAAGGATTTAATGTAGGCATATTACTTTCCGGTAATTATTATACCTATATTTATATCCTTTTAACTAAAAGCAAATCGTAGATCTTTAATTAATTCATCTACGTCTGATTCATTTGCTTGATATAGTAAACCAATTCCACCAGCAGCAATCCATTCTTTTATGTTGCTGGGTTTATCATCGACTAAGATGTTTGGTTCTCCAGTGAACATCTCATTTGCAAACTTATGCTTCTCACGAGTAAATATAAGATTAGGTACCTCTGGCATAAAGCCATGACGTTCTAACCATACACGTTTCCAATAAGATGAATTATGGTCATCTCCTGAAATAGGAGAAGAGCAGATACCATAATCTCGTCCAGCTATCTTACGACAGGCCTCTACTAACTTAGCTGAAGTATCAAATGGTTCAAGTGTATTAAACCAATTTGTATTCTTTAGACTTTCAACATTAGACTGGGGATCCTCAAGATCTTTCCAATGACTAACATTAAATTTCTTTTCAAAACCACCAAAGAAGTCAGCAATGACTCCATCCATATCCAAAAATAATTTCATTTAACCTCCTATGCTACTTTTTCACGAAAGATTTTATTAAGAAGCCTCAACTGAGCTTCTTCTGTAGAACCATAAAACAACCAATTAAGGTCTAGGTGTACACCGTTATCTTCTAACAATTGAATCATATCTTTTACTTTATCAGTCATTATATACTCCTTACGAAAAATATTCATCTACAAGAACTTCGAAACACTCATAGAGATAATCCATTGAATAGAAATCTCCAAGATCTAAACAAAGATCTGCATCAACAAAATTCCAATTAAGACCGCCCGAAGAATTAATATTTTCAGAATTACTAACTGCTTTATCAAAAGCTTCGATAACGTCTGCTTTAATTGCTGATCCATTTTCTAAGTGTACGATTCTTGACATTTTGTTTCCTTTCATCTTATATTAATAATATAGGGCATATTGAATCAAATGTCAACGGTTTTTTTCATTTTAAATGCATTTTTGTTTTGTTAGAAATCAATAGGTTATAAAAAAAGGGCGCCGAAGCGCCCTAAAGTTTTTCCGAAAACTCTTGATTCTATGTCAAGATGTTGTCAACACGGAAGATTCTGTAGTACTGGTTGGTTTTTGCTGTTGCAAGACCATCTGCAGGTGCTGAACCTACGAATGGGTTTGACGCCATGCCATAACGAGTTTTGAACCCGATACGTGGCTGGAAGTCATTCTCACCAACTGCACGTACCATTGTTAGTGGTACGTATGGGCAGTAGAATACACCGGCGTCATATGGGTTAGTACCCTTATAACCAACGTTGATGTAATCACCAGTTGCATATGGATCGATGTATACACGAATACGACCGTTCATAACACCTGCAAATGTGTTGCCTGTGTCGTCTACGTTTAGGTTTGTATTCATCGCTGGAGAATAATCCAACATGCCTGAAGCTGCTAGAGCACTTGCAACATCTGATGAACAGATGATGAAGTTACCTTTACCACGGCGTGTTTCTTTTGCGATTGTGTTAGCTTCACGATCTAGCTGTACACCAAGACCTTTGAATTTCTCTGCTGACCAACGACCATCTGCGTCTGATGATAGGTCAAAGATACCTTTGACTGTTACGTTAGCTTGCTGAGCACCAGTTTTTGCTTGGCCGTTGATTGTACGAATTACTTCGCGGTTGATCTCTGCCAAGATCTCTGTTGACAAGATGTTTGCCAACTCTGTCTCCGCATCAAGACCATGAATTGCTTTCAAGTCTTGTGCTAGTTCTAGTGTGTACTCTGCTTTCAACGCACGTGACTTCGCTGTAACAGTTGCTTTTTCAATGGTGAAACCCATTTCTGCAAATGCTTCACCTGTGCTACCAAGTGCTTCAGCTTCAGCTGTTTCGTAAGCGTCACCTGCATAAGGTGCTGCACGATCAGAGTCAATTGTGTTTGGATCATTAGCATTTGCTAGACCGGATAGACCTGATGGGCCATTTGCACCGTTACCAGTTGTTGCTGAGTCACCTGAATAGCCAACTGCTGCTTCGTTGAATAGTGCTTCATCACCATTCGCAACACCAGCTTTAGATGTTTTGTAGCGTGACTTCATTGCGAAGATCAAGCCTGTTGGACCTGTCATTGGCTGAACACCACATACGTCATATGCCATCATGTTTGGCATTGCGCGGCGAACCAATGAGATAAGGATTGGGTTCCAGTTAGCACCAGTTACACCTTGTGATGCACCAGTTACTCCAGCATTAGAGTTAGCTGCTGTTTCTAGCAAGCCTTGCTCTTGCAATGCTTTTTCTGTGTTCTCCAGAACGACTGCAGTTACGGCACGCTTGTGTGCGTCTTTAACCAAACCTGCAGTTTCTTCGTTCAATACCGGAGACCATTTCTCTACGAGACGATCATAAGTTTCCATTATAGGATCTCCTACTTACTTGTTTGTTTTTCTTAGGGCGTTTACGTAAGCCGCCATTGAATCTGATACTTCTGTTGTATCACCTTCATCTTCTTCCTCGGGATCACCAAGGTCGATAGCAGCAGTTGTTTTCTTAGCAAAGTATGATTCTTTGATTGTAGCTACTTTCTTTGCGAAAGTTTCTTCATCTTCGAAATCTACCTTTTCAACCAAATCAGCAAGCTTTTCAACTTGAGTTTCTGCTAGGTCTTTTGAAGCTTCACGAATGATAGCTGCACGCTTTAGAGTTTCAAGCTCTTCCGCAAGATCTAGAGATTTTTTCATTGCTGTGTTGAACTGCTCTTCTAGTTCTTCATTGGCTGTTGCTAGTTCGTCAACTAGGTCAACTTTGGATTCTGGGACTTCAATGTAGGACTCAGTGAATAGATCTTTCATCTTATTCATAAAGCCTTCTGCAATCTCGGTACGTAGACCAGTTTGGATTGCCACTTTGTTGTCTTCCATCCATTGCTCAACCACATAGTTGAGGTAGCTGTCAACTTTCTCAACAAGATCTTCTTTAGTTGCTTTAATTTCAGAATCTAGTTCTTCTTTATAAGCTTCTTCCAAACGATCGATTTCTTCAGAAAGTTTTGATTTCAGAGCCGCTTCAAAAATAACAGCTGTTTTAGCTTTAAAGTCTTCTGACAATGTTGCTTCAGATTCAACCAACGCGTCTAGTTCACCATTGTAGTCATATGATACTTCAGGTGACTCTGCAATCACTTCGTCGTCAAGATCAGATAGATCGACGTCTTCTCCCATTAATTTGGACAATGCAACACGAAGATCTTCTTTCTTCATGCGTGACATTTTGTCGTATGCAGCGTTGATCATTCCAGCTTTAGTTTTGATCTTTTGCATAGGTTCAGAGTTTTTCTTATCTCCCTTACGTGCCTTTGCACGAGGGCCTTTGTCTTCTGCTGAATCCACAGAGGCAATAGATTGCGCTTCTGCATTTTTTGGATCATGAGCCTCTTCGATTTCCTCTTCGAGCTCAACATCCTGTTCTTGGATTTGATCAGTCATGTTTGACTCCCATCTTTAGTTGGATTTCAATTTTGAGAGGAAATTCTTATACTCACGAACTTGCGTTTCATAAAGATCCGCACGTGGAGCACGTTTAATTTCAGTCTCTATTTTTTCAATTTCTTGAGCAGTAATAACTCCATTGTTCCAGATCCATTCTACACCTTCCATAACACCATTTACAAAAGCTTCCGGTGCAGATGGGTCTTGTACGATATCAACCGTATTAAGAACAAAGTCATCTTTTACATACATGGTTCCACCACGACGCTCAAGGCTACCCATACCACGAGTTGAGACACCTAATTGAACACCACCCTCAAGCAAACCTTTTACAATGTTGCCCATTGGAGTATCCAAAATTCGTGCCTTTCCCATAACATTATTACCTTCCATTTTTAGATCGGTAATCTTATGAGAAACTTTATCTAAGTTAACAGTTGGTCCATCAGGGTGGTTTAATTCCCCTACCGCTCTGTCCTTAGAAACCTGTTCATTGACGTATTTACTTACAGCACCTTCTAAGATGCCTTTAGGATAGATACGTCCATTTCGGTTCTTAGATTCGGCCATTGCAAATACACCTTCGATGACGTGATTCTTAGATCCGTCCTCTTTCTTTTCGACGATGCACTGAACATCAGTTTCAGTATATTCGGTAATTAGCTTCATCTATCTTCCTAACTGTTTTATAAATTCATTACCCATTTTCTCTGCTTCTCGCTGAGAACGATAAGTTTCAAGTTTGTCACCATCAATATAAACATCAAATTTCCCTTGATGCTTGTGAATCATCATTTTATATTTGCCAACCTTTTTATCAAGAACATGTTCACCAGGTGGCATTTTCTTAACGCGTTCTCTAATGGATTTAAAACTTAAATTCATATTAACACTTTTCTTTATTTATACATTTAAACATTTTGGGTAATATTATGATTCTTCATTATCAAATTCGTACTCAGTATACTCATCATCTAATTCATCAATAGCAGCTTCGATCTCTTCGTCAGTAACGTCATCAACTTCATCATCACTCATTTCAAGATCTTGTTCTGCTTCTGTATCGTCTGTAGCTGGTTCTTCAATTTCTACTGCATTTCCGTCATTATAAATTTCTGCCGCTACATTAATTTTTTCTTGTTCCAAAGCATCATTCATTTTGCTTTGAATAATATCAGTAAACATAGGCCCAGCTTTGCTGAAGTCTTGGTCAACTACATTATTAATTAGGTCTTCTATTGCGCTCATAATCTGCTAAAGCTCCATCTTGCTGTGGTTGTTCATCTGGAATCGTTTCTGATTCCTGATCCTGTTCAGGTTCTTCATCTGTTGGAATTTCACCTGATTGTTGTTCTTGCGCTATCTGATCTTTCATTTGTTTTAAATCATCATCATCTAGCTGCAAGATATTTTTCATTACCCATTCTTTAGAGAAGAACTCTCCAACATACTGTTGTACATTATCAAGAGTCTGTAATCTATTTTGTAATATCTCTGCATCTTTTAATTCAGTAAAGTGATTATCTCTTACATAATCAACTACAATATCATTTTTCCACTTTTCCCAATCCTCTTCTACAATGATGCCTTTCATAAGCAATTGTTTTTTGAGAATTTCAGTAAATAACATTGAGAAACGATTTCTTAATCTATCAATAAACTTCTGAAACTTTACTTCATCTCTAGTAATCTCTGTAGATCTACCTAAACTAAACTGAGCTTCCTGTTCCAATCTATTAATAGGCACATTAAGACTTTTATATAGCTTCTTTTGAAAATATAGGATATCATCAATTTGGCCAAGGTTTTCACCTCCAGGTAAGGTGGAGATCTCTGTACCTCTCCCACCCTCTCTACGAGGAAGCCAAAAGTCTTCCAGCATAGACATATGTTTACGATCGTCTCTTACCTTACCGGTGTCAGCATCATACACTAGTTTATTACGGTAACGAGCCATAATATCTTTCATATATGTTTCTGCTTTACCACGAGGAAGGTTACCAACATCAATATAGAAGATACGTCTTTCAGGTGCTCTAGCTAGTCTATAAATGACTAACGAGTCTTCCATCATACGTAATTGGTTTACTGGTTTTAATGCTTTATGTAGAAATGAAATTACTTTCTTTCTATCAACATCTAATAGACCCGATGTTACATATGATACCGAGTCATTTGATAATTTAACTCCACCTGACATACCACCAGGCTTTTCCTGATAAATGTAAAATTCATTTACATTCTCAACGAGGTTTGCCCCAGTCACTGGATCTTTCTTTTTCTTTATCTCTTTCACTTTACGAATCTTAGAAGCATCAATTGGTCTGATTTCTTGAATACCAGCTTTTAAATTGTTTTCATCAACAACAAGATGATGATATATTCTACCATCAATATACCAACGTCTAAAGATATCATGTCCAAGATCTTTAAAGTTTAACATTGATACTATATTATTAAACTCATCATTAATTTGTTTTTTAACAGAATCGCTTATTTCATCTACATGATCTAATGTAAGTGAAATAGGAGATTCTCCTGCCTGAGAGGTAATTGATTCATTTACAATATCCTCAATAGCTGCATCTACCTCTGGGTGTATTGATGTAGCTCTATATTGTCTAATATTTTGATGGTTATCCTTGGCATGATCACCCTCGCCAAGATTAACATAAGTGCCGTAATGAGTTCCAGCAGCCGTAACATAGCCTGCTCCATCCTGATCAACAGGTGGTACAACGGATTGCATTTTCTCCGCTTGCTTATTGCGAGCACGTTTTATTTCAAATCCAAATAATTTAAGTCCTTCAGTCTCAGCCATACTAGTTCTCGTAATTAAGTTAAGGAGAGCCAGTAGGCTCTCCAATTATATTTATTTAGGTAGTTGTACCTGATTCCCAGTATTGTACTTGGAACTCAACCTGGAATCTCTCAATGTCATTCTCTAGACCATACGCTAGATCAATTTGAGAAATTGCTGTTGGGAAACAACCTCTAAAGTTATATGTCTTTAGTGTGTTACCATCTTTGCCAAGTTGTTCAACTACAAGATCTGCTTCGTAATCAACAGGATTTGTTAGACCAGTATTTGCTGAGTGAGCATTCATACCATTCATCCAACGCTCCATTGCGTTACGAACATTAAAGTCTGTATCGTTAATGATAGTAGGTGTCCATACATCGAACACACGATCACCATTAAACTTTACTTGACGACCACGGAAAGGAACAATAATTGTACCTGTTGTAGAAGCAGGTAATGCTGCTGCTTCACATAGGAATGATGTTAATTCAACATCTCCACCTGCATAGCCAGGAAAATTAATAGTGGCTTTAAATAGATTTGGTCTAGCGCCACCACCACGCATTTTGGCTTTAAAATCATCTACGCCTAAAACTGCCATCTGTTATACCCTCCTTATACCGAAAGACCAGCGACTTCTTCGAAGTCAACGCCGGTTCTTACTGCAACAAAATTAAGGGTGATGTAGTTGATAGAACGAGCAGGTTTAATGAAGATATTTGCAATAAATTCATTTCTGTCGATAATATCGGGTGTATTATTTGTTTCATCGCACACGACTCTAAAGTCTGTTATACCTCTACGTCCCTTGATCTCTCTTAGGAATGGTTCTACGATGTTAACAAATTCGGCTCTTGTAAACTCATCGTTAAGTTCGAAGAGTGTATTACGAGCAGCCAAACCGATCGCTCTTTCAATTACCACAAATAGTCTACGCACATTGATTCTATCAAACGCTGAAGGTCTATTTAAGTGTGTTTTATCACCATATAGTAAAATACCTTGACCAGGTAGATTAGCAATTGGATTTACTCCAGCTTTATACAAAGTATCTCTTTGTGCTTTAGTTGGGGTATATGCTAGGTTAGTCACACCAAAGTATTGACCTCTGCGAACACCTGCTGGTGAATACCATGGAGCATTGTCATTATCAGATGCTGCCATAATACCTGCAGTAGATGATGCAGCTGGAATGTAGACATAAGTATCGTTATACTTATCATATACTTTTAACCAGTTGTTATCAACGATTAGGTAGCTTGACCAATCCATTGCATTTGTTTCTGCTGTTGTTGCAGTTACGGGATCTGCGTTATTAATAACGTTTTCAGATGCTGGTGATGCCACAACTACACAATCCTTACGTGTTTCTGCAATACGAACTAGTTCATCAGTAATAGTAGCATTTGTTGCTGTAGTACCAGAACCTGGTGCGATTAAGAAATCAACTGTGATTGTGTCTTTGTCTTCAAATACAGAAGCTGCTGATACGAAATCAGAAGCAGCCGCAGCAGATCCATCTGCTCCTGATGCCAATGACCAATCTCCTGAATCAAGGCCACCCGCAACTCGAACCCAATTGGATCCTCTGTTGACAACGTCCTTAACATAGTTTGATGAGCCATCTGTATTTGTTGCTGTAGAATCATCTTCTACAAATGCAAATCTTTCTAGTACAGTACCTGCGGTACCTGTGATAACACCATCTTCGTCAAGCACAAGAACATGACGTTCTGTGCCTGTAGGTGCACCATCAAAATTAGCCTTATAGGGCCAGTTGGCCCAACCAGTTGAACCTGTAGCCACAACTCTTAGTGAGTTACCTACGGCTCCTGGATATTTTGCAAAGATTCTGTTATCAGAATCCATTGTGTAACTTACGTTGTTTTCCCAATGCTCGTTATTCTTAATTAGAGTTGCTGTACCACCTGAGTTAACCGAGTTTGCGGCTGTTGCGTCAACAACCCGTGTAACCTGAAGTGAATTAGCATATCTTAAAAAATTAGCGGCAGATAGGAAATCAACATTTGTCGTCGCGCCTGGGGCTGCAAAGGTAGAAGCAAGACCCGCTTCATTGCTTACTAGGGTCGCTTTTTCTACCGGTCCCCAGCGAAACTCACCCATGAATGCGCCAGTAGTAGATTGGACGTTTGGAACGCCACCAGTTAGATCTACTTCCTTGACGATTACAGCAGGTGATTCGGATGGAGCGAATATTGCCATATGTTTCTTCCTTTTCCAGTAATCGAATTATAAGTTTTCATAATACGGAATTCAATTACGTATATTTATATTTTTATATATTTAGTGAATATCTTCCCAGTCTGTCACAAATTGATGTGTAGCCCAGACATCTCTTGCATCTTCCATTTCTGCATTTTCAATACCATCATCAACAAATCCAAATGGTAAGACATCATCTTCAATTGCCTTCATTTGGTTCTTAAACATCATATCTTTAATGTTTACATCTGTCAATTGTAAAAAATAATCACCAATTGCAAAGTAAGCAAACATTACTAAATTCATCATTAGATCATCATGGTTGCCTTCTGATGCTTCATATGATGTACCCTTAGATACAAACGTTGATACTTCTAATATAGTATGTTGATCTACCAATTCTAATTTTTTAGATTCAAGTAAGTCTTTAATTGCTGAACAACCAATACGCTTTACTTTTCTATTCATCTCAATGCCAAGTCTATTAGCCTTTACAGTTGACTCAACGTGAAGATTCTCATATTCTAAATCATAATAAAGGCCATTACATACAATTGTTCCTTGATCATTTGATTCTACTACTACCCAAGCATCATTGTAGAATTTTGCATACTTATATATAAGATTAGGGAAGAGTAATGGAGAGATAAGGTTATTGCGATATACAGCAACCTGTTTAAATGGTCTAGTGCTAATATCGATTACATTAAAAGTAGAATAGTCCTGTCCTCTTCCTTTCGAAACATCTACTGCCATTACATATTGATGGCTGGGTTCTGGGTCACTATAAATCCAGACACTATTTCCTTCTAAAAGTTTTTTATGTGGCATAGCTCTAAAACTCATTAGAGTCTCTGCATTTATAAGCGTATCTCCCGTCCCAAAGAATGTATTACCAAACTCTTGGTCGAATTGCAATTGGCTCGTGTTAGATATAGTTTGTTGTTTCCATTTATCATCACGACCAGGGACGTCCCACCAGTCAACTCTAAAGGACTTGAACTCGTTGACTTCTTGGACTGCACCTTCCCAGATTTTATGAAATTGATTACCGATCCCATTAGCTGTACTCGTAATTATTACTTTAGTTTCTGTACCAGATGAAATAACTGGATAGGTTGATGTATAGAACTCAGCTGCATTTTCAACAAATGCAAACTCGTCAAGATATAGAAGATTAACAGACATACCACGAATAGATGAACCACTAGTGGCAGCTGATACAATTCTACTATTATTTGAAAATTCAATTGATCTTTTATTGAGGGCCTTACATCCCGGTTGTAAAAAAAATGGAAGATTCTCTAACATTAGAGTTACTCTTCCGAGCATCTCCTGTGCTGTTGCCCCTTTGTTGGCCAAAATCGCAATGACTTTTTCTGGATGAAATATCGCATACCAAAGTAAATAGGCAACAGAACTAATAGACTTACCAGACTGGCGACAAGCGAGTACAATGCTAAATCTATTGTTGGTGAAGTGATCAAACATATCCTCCTGATATGGATACAGCTGAAAATTTACTAAACCCTTATCAACATGAATAATCTTACAATATGTTGATGCAAAGTATGATGGGTCCTTTAAACACTTTCTATATTCACTAACCTCATGGGCAGTAAAATTATGTAGTACACCATCTCTTTTAATATTTGCATTGCCAAGGTAGGTGTCATTCATCTTTCTTGTAATCGCTAATGTCAACTACCTTATCCTCATCATTATCTAAAAGCATACGCTGTAAATCACTGGTAGAACCTATAAACACATTATTAGTAGTTTGATTGGCTAGTTCTGCTGGCTTATCTTCTTTATTAAAGTCTTTTTTCTTTTTATGTAAATCCATAAGTGAACCATTAATATCACCCATGTTTTTCATCATACCTGAGAGTACTTCGAAGGCACGAGGATGCTCAGTAGCCCTGGCAACCTCCATCATATCTTCTAAAGCTTCAGACCCTTTAGCCAAAAGATCATGATATATTCTACGAGAATATTCAAAATCATTTTCAGCTGTTTGTTTATCATTATCCATCATGTACACATTTGGGGCAGGGGCATTCTACCATCTCCCCTTCTATAGGACTTTGTATCATATTATTACATACAGAAGTTTGATCAGTGTTTTCTTCATTATCTCTGCAATGGCAAGTACAACCACATTGGTTACAAACTTTTTCTTCTGACATTGTTATCTCCTATGTACTATCAAAATCAAAAATATAATTATAATCAGATGAATCGGTAAATCCAAAATCAGAATCTGCACTTACATCAAATGGATTAGGTCTTACCCTTATTTTACCAATTTGTCGATCAGAATCTACTCCGGTTTGGATTTCATATAGATTAGTTAGAGATGTTTTGACAACACCTGTTTCATTAATTGGACCGTAAAAGTTTACTCTCATATCAAATGTTAATGTATATATGATGGTTCTTCTCTGCTCCAGCGGAGCCTCATAATCATCTGTAAAGTCAACACTATTAAGAGCAATTGGAATATCTTCCTTTACATTTGGAAAATCAGCAAAAGGTTTCATAGTCAAATTATATTGTGGATTAAAATATGGTAAAATCTGCTCCACTATTTGTAGAGCATCATCTTGGTTCTTGGCATATACACTTAACTGAAAAGTAAGATTATATGGTACAAAACTATAAAATTTATTTCTTAAATCCGCTGCCGAACCAGTTTGAGTAAAAGTATTTGTTTTTTGCAATTGTCTACCTTGATCATATGCTATTGAAATAATTTCAAAGGACATGCGTGGTAATTTTACTGCAATTTTAGTATTGTTTACTAGATCGGGATTTTCTCTAATTCTATCTAAGAATGCTCTCTTAGGGGCATATGACAAAGGGACCTTTACCTGGCTTATAACCTCACCAGAGCTGTTCTTACGCAATACATATATGTTGTTAAACAACGTTCCGAAAGCAGCCACAGCTTTTCTAAACTTTTGATGATAAAAGTAAGTAAACATAATTAACCTTTATATATTGACTGCAGATGAGTTTCGAATTGTTCTACTTTTTCTAATCTATTGGGCCAAAGAATATATTCTTTTTCAGGGTTCTTTTTTAAATTGTTTAAAAGAGGAACAATAGCATTATATAAAGTATCAAGTTTTTCTTGGGTAGAAGATGCAGTAGCCTCGACCTCTTTAGCAGTAGCACCTAATGCTTGTACGGCTTCAAGTTCGGATTCATCTACAGCTGTAAAACCAAAATCAAATAAATCAGTCATTAGGATCTCCAAACGGGTTTGATTCACTAAAGTCTAAGAAACCATCTGAGATGGATTCAAAATCATCATTTTGTTCGTCTTGTGATATTTGATTTACTTCACTTATGCTACCTACCCTTATAGAACCATTTTTCCCTGTGATTAATTGACCAGATACAAATGTATGGAATTTACCATCATCTGCACCAACATGTGTTAAATTAAGTGTTCTGGTTAAATCTAACCATTCACTTACTTCACCTGACATAGTGACACCATCTCCAATATCCATAGATACATTCTCACCAACTGTAAAGAAGTTTGATCCCGTACCTGCTGAATCTAAAAGCAATGAATATGTATATGCATAGTCTTTTTCTAAATCATCAATGTTAGTGACACCAGTATCCATATCCTCATCATTATATTCAAACAACTCACAGCGTAGTTTAAATGTAGGAAGATTGGATAACTGATAAAACGGTTGTTCGTGTTCTACATGCATAATTTCAAATAAGGAATTAGACAAAGGTAGATATATTAAATCACCTTCCCTTGGTCTTGGTTCTGTAATGTTATTATCATATCTTTTGACGGTTTGTTTCCATCTTTTTCTTGCAACTACAAAGCTGGCTTGGTCTCTTATCTGCACACCAAACTTAGTAAAAAGATCTCCTTCACCATCAAACCCTTCAATGTTTTCAATATACATTTCTAGTTTATATGCTGATCCAAATCTAGAAGGCACATCATCCCCAAATACACGATCTTCATTTACTATCTCTCGTGGCAAATAGTAAACATCTTGACCATACATTTGTAATGATTCAATTACTATATCTTCATATAATAATTGTTCGGACTGAACTTTTTGGCTAAAGTAAAAATTGGTTGCCATATTAACCTACATAAAAGTCTGGTGGTAATTCGAAATCTGTTCTGATTCTTTCTCTTAGCACATTAATTTCATTTGTGGCTTCTTCAAAAATCCTAGCACCATTTAACATTACACCACCTGGTAATTGCATTCCTTCAAATTTAGAAAGGTTTGCTCCCCATTGCTGTTTAATTAAAGCGGTTGCATATTCTTTTAACCACAAGTCATCCCAAAGCGCGGTGTGAGCAGTTTCATCAATATATGTGTAGGCTTCATAAACTAAATAGTCACCTTCTTTAATATCACCGTCAACAAAGTCGCCATGGATATAAAGTCTGCCCATACGTCTTACAAAATCAACTTGTGGAGTACCTGCCAACTTCATATCCAGTAAAGATAAGTATTGTTGAATTTGTTCATAATAAGCTAGATCACCAATAAATGTATACATATCGGTAATATCATTTAACATCATTTGATATTTGATATCAAACATATTTCTTGTAATTAGATTTTCATTTGTTTTAAAAAGTTTAGTTACATGAAGTACATTCATACCAATCTGAATATATCCATTATCAACATCTGTTGAAGTCACCTGATGTGATATATAACCTCTATATGTAGCATCCGAATGATACTCTCTCCAGTATTCAACAGCCTCATCAACTCTATCAGAAACCTGATCATCATCTACATTTATTTCAATGACAGGATCGCCCAGTTTTCTTTTACACCATTCAATTAATTGATCTTTAGATGCTACAGACATGTCTTCCTCGTAATAGATTATGAATGTATTTATATGTTTTTTTATTCGGATGTTTCTTGAGGTAAATAATTAGTTTCACCGTGATGGTTGCATATTATTCCAAAATCGGCTAAGATTTTAAATCCTAATTTTCTAGCCTTTTGACAAAAAAAGGTATCTTCTGATACTGCATAATTATGATTAATAGCTGAACTGTATAAAAAGTGTGGATAGTCTATAGATTTTAATACACTACTTTTAATTAAACAACACCCCATACCAACCCCGTCAACTTCCATAATTTTTCCTTTTAGATCATCTGTCCATTTTAGGTTATATTGTCTGCCATCAGGATAACTATTATATACTTCTAAAATATCTCTTGGTTCTTTGCGTTGTACATATACACCTGAAGCAATTGTAACATTATGGCTTAGTAATCTAATTAATGTTGTATCATCAAAACTTATATCAGAATCTACAAAAAAAAGATAGTCATAATTTTTACCCCATTCTACCGCTAGATTTCTAACCTGATCTACCATGTATCCAAAGAAGTATTCAAAGTGAACTTCAACATTTACAGGCACCTTTAAATTATAAATTGATTTAAAGGTTTCTGGATGAATGTACTTATTTGTGGGTATTGCTATTAATACTGATGTTGTTTTCTTTTGTTCGATTTTATCAATTTTTTTTAATTCATTATCGACATAACTTATTTCTGCGTTTTCATTTTGTTCCATTGCATTTACCTTATAATCGTTTAATGGATTTAGATCATTATAGAAACATGTAATTTCTTTTACTGCTTTTATTTTATCAGGATCACATCTTTCTATTAATTCATAAAAAAGTGGATTGTCCATTCCACTCATCATGAACTTACCATCCTTCATAAATTTTTTATGGTCAATATCTTTACATATTCTACCAATATGAGTTCTTAAATGTGTATATGGGATTTTCCAATTAAATAGATGTTCTCTATATTTTTTATTCTTTTTAATATTTTCTGGATAGTCTTGTGCTATTAGAGGTATACTATCCGCCAAACTCCAACAACTTCCATATGTGAACTCAATACCTTCATTATATAATTGATTGTAATAATGAAAAATAGAATTATTACTTACTAAAAAATCATCGCCATCTAATAATATTACAATGTCATCTTCTTCTACCCATCTATTAAATGCGTTGATTTGATTACGAATACATCCATGTCTTTCATTATTATTAATTATTATTCTTTTTAGGTTATGAGGCAATTCTGGAATTTCTTGAGTCGAATCATCATTAATAAGTAAATGAAGGTAATTATCATAATCTTGTTGATCAATAGATTCACAGTGTGTAAGTAAATAATCACTTGCGTTCCAAAATGGTGATATAATTACAATTCTTCTTTGATAACCATGGCTCTTATAGACCTGGCGTTCAACCTCATTGTCAAATCTTCTACCATATATTCTCTTGACTTTATCATTGATTTGTTGTACCTTATGATAGTCATCTACTGGTAGATACTTTTCCAATTTAAAATAAAACTGTTGTTTCCACTGAAGAGCTATTGTATCCCATCCATAGATATCATCAATTACATCACAATAGTTTTGTTTTTGTTGCAGAAGATAATCATCACTATATGCCTCTAACACCTTTGAAATAAAAATATTAGATTGAGCTTCTGCATCTATATGAGGAAATAAACCATTAGGCACAGAAGCATAATTAGTTTTATAACATGCCAAGTCAATTGCAGTTTCTTCAAGAGCACCAAATCTAGATGTAATGATAGGTGTTTTATATAAAAGAGATTCTAATGAGGATATACCGAATGTCTCGGGAAAGTCTGTTGGATATATCATATAAGTAGCATTTGCTAATATATCGGCTATTTGTTTTTGGGGTATTACGTTAGTAAATGTTACATTAAGATCTTCTGATATTGATTCTTCAAAAGCATGTAAGTCTTTTTCTTGGGCGTCTGGTTCAGCCCCTTCTCTAAATCTATAGTATCCACCAATAACTGTTAAATGTGCGTTGGGTATTTGTTCTTTTACCTTTGGCCAAATATCATTAAGAAGTGGTTTAAGACCTTTTGTAACAGAAGCATTGTATACAAAATGGTTTTTATCTTTTTTAGAAAGATCGATTTCATCAATATACTTTACGGCGCCATTACGTGTTTGAAATATTTTATGTTTTAATACTTCGAAATTTCGCTTGCGGCCATGTTCACAATTAAGTACATATGTAGAATGAAAATCCGATAAAGTAAACAATTCATCAATAATGCCTTGATTAATCATATCCTCAATATGTTGATCCCCTTCACAGAAGGTATCATGCATCCATACAACCTTATATGTTGCATTTGCACACATTGTACCGTATTGATTATTTGCAAAGAAAGGATAAACAGATCTTGAAGATATTATAATATCATATACTTCATTAGTATCCGCTTGTGTATGGTCAATAAATTTTACATTATCGTATACACCAGGAGTAGCCTGACTATCAAGGCAATTATTAAATACAGTTACATCAAATCCTATCTTAGCCAATTCCTTTGACATAAGAATAACAGCAGATTCAGATCCACCTAAACCTCTACTGTTTAATGTATCACCATCATATGTTAGACCTAGTAAGTCTATTATCGCTATTTTTATCATAAAATACTTTCATTAAATATCAGCTGTATTAGTAGCTGGGAATGCACGACCTGCACCCCAAATCATTCTTATTGCACCATTGGCACCACTGCCAGATTCGTTATATGAGTTATCAGATCCACCGCCGCCACCTCCATAGTCTCCACCTTTATTTACATAGGTAGAAGATCCTTGGAATAGTCCACCGCCACGGCCTCCATCTTCACCTCCAGATCCACCATATCCATTATATCCATTTTGAGAACTGCCAGCACCACCAGCACCACTAGATCCTTCACCCAAAAGACCTACGCCCCCACCATTTCCAGCAGCATCTAATGACCCACAGGCTCCGACCCCGCCA